CTAAACTTTTAAATAATTCGTCATTTGTTCTTTTTTGATAATTAATTATCATTTAGCTATTTAAAATATAATGAATTTATATTTTAAACTTATATTGGCTTTTTATACATTCGCTTTTCATATATTGGCTTTTTATACATTCGCGTTTTATACAATTCTTATTGTTTCTTTTCTTATATTATATGACACTCGATTTAAAAAAATTTGATATGAGAAGTATTAGTTTTAAATACAATGAGACAAAAGGGCCAGTAATTACATTAATTGGTCGGCGCGATACAGGTAAATCTTTTTTGGTCCGCGACCTTTTATATTACCAACAAGATATACCAATTGGAACTGTCATAGCTGGTACAGAAGAAGGAAACGGATTTTATAGTAAAATGGTTCCTAAATTATTCATACATAATGAATACAATACAGCAATAATTGAGAATATTTTAAAGAGACAGAGAACTGTTTTAAAACAAATAAAGAGAGAAATGGAGACATATAAAAAAAGTACAATTGATTCGCGTGCATTTGTTATTCTAGACGATTGTTTGTTTGACTCAGTATGGACACGTGATAAAATGATGCGTTTATTATTTATGAATGGCAGACATTGGAAAATAATGTTGATAATTACAATGCAATATCCTCTTGGAATGCCACCTGTTTTAAGAACAAACATTGATTATGTTTTTATTTTGAGAGAACCTTATATCGCAAATCGTAAAAGAATATATGAAAATTACGCAGGAATGTTTCCGACATTTGAATCTTTTTCTCAAGTTATGGATCAATGTACTGAAAATTACGAATGTTTGGTTATAAATAACAACGTAAAGTCAAATAAATTGCAAGATCAGGTTTTTTGGTACAAGGCAGATGGTCATAACGATTTTAAACTTGGTTCCAAAGAATTTTGGGAATTGTCAAAAGGTATTCAGTCTGACGATGAAGACGAAAAATACGATCCAAATAATGTGAAAAAAAGAAGCGCAGGTCCTAAAATAAGCGTACGTAAAAACAAATGGTAATTACTTTTTAGCAAAAGGTCCGCTTATTAGTTCACTTTGTCCATAGTCTGATTTCCCTACAACAATATTCTCTCCTTCAAAAAGTTCTTTACGAATATCAGCTACAGAAATACTTTCATTTAAAGATAATGATTTTTCTTGAGTATTTAAATCATTTATACTTATCAAATTACCATCATCATCAATTGTTTGAGTCAATGAATTTCCTGATTTTTCCGCATTCTTAATATTTTCTTCAATGGCTTTTCTTTTTGTTTCTTTAACACGTTCTTCAAATGCATTTTTAGCATTTTTCTCGTTCTTTACTTTTTCACTCATTAACTGATTTAATTCTTCTTCTAAATATTCAACTTTTCCGGTTTTATAAGCTTCAGGATCCCAAGGCATCCAAACACCAACAGGACCAACCATAATATCATGATTAGCATCCACTTCTCTCAACATTTTACAACGTAGTTCTGCTTCTTCTTTGCTAGGATATGCACCTCTAAATTTTAATCCTCTTACTGAAGTTTGAAAATTGTTTTTAATGTTGAACTTTTTTTCTAATTCTTCTTCGTTATTATCTAAAAATGTTTTATAATCATCATCAATTGTTGTTTTAATAAGATTATCTTTTTCTTCCTTGACAAACTCTTCAAAATCTTTCATTACATCATCAAAATTCAATTTGTATTTATAAGAAATAAAATTATTAAATTGTACAGATTTTTCCATTAATTTATTGAATTCCCATTTTTTTAAAAATTCTTCAAAGAAGAAAACCTCTTTGTTTTTTATAACTTTTTCAGGAGATATAAACGAAAAACAAGCGAAACTTTGTCCGGAAATTGGTTTATCTTCTTCTAACAAATCAACATATTTAGGATTTGGTTTTCCATTTGTGGTTGTTTTACGTTCAAAACCTAACTTTTTATTATTTTTTGTCTGAGATTTCATTTTATATTAATAATATATATATTGTTTTAAGTTTTATTTTGTATTAATAATATTTTGTATTAATAATATTTTGTATTAATAATATTTTGTATTAATAATATTTTGTATTAATAATATTTTGTATTAATAATTAATAATATTTTATAAATATAAATTTTTTCTCATTTATATTTATAATGCAAGGAGTTTTTGATTTAAGCGAATTTGTCAAAAGAGTTATTAAATATTTAGTAGAAGGTTTAATGGTTGCAATTGCGGCATTTGCCATTCCAAAACGTTCATTGAATATAGAAGAAATTGGTTTAATTGCTTTAACTGCTGCTGCGACATTTAGCATATTAGATACATACATTCCAAGTATGGGTATGAATGCTCGTTCTGGTGCAGGATTTGGTATAGGTGCTAATCTTGTTAAATTCCCTGGTGGGTTTTAAATCTAGTTGGTTTTAGATAAAACATATTAAATCAAATTGTGGGTATATATTCCCAATTTAATTCGTTGCATATTTTTTTCCATATAGAATCTTGATCAATTCTCTTCTCTCTATCCTTTAACATTGGAATGTCTTTTAGGAAATGATATTCCCCTAATAATTCGCAAAATTTATACAAAGTATAATAATAATTCAAAAAATTAACACGATTATCAGGACAGAATTTTGAATAAGGAGATTGTAATTCTGCGAATAAATTGAATAAAGTTTCTTCTAATTCTTGGGACATAATAGGCGGTTTAATTCCTAATTTATCTTTTATAAAAGAAATATGCTCGTAAAATTTATTGTATCCTAATTTTTTCAATATTTCTTTTGTTTTATTGTTTGTAAGTATAGAGAGATCAATTCTCTCTTTCTTAATCTGTTGTTTTATATTTTCAATAACTTCAACAGGTATTTGAGTTGTTTCTTTACCTTGAAACTGAGCAACAATTTCTTTAAAATGGTTAATTCTTTTATAGGCATAGAAACACACTTCTTTAGGAGGTTCCTTATAAGATGGTTTCTCATTTTCAATCAAATATGGTGTGTTATGGAAACAAGAATTGCATATCATAAGGCCTTCATCTTCTAAAGCGATTAATTCTCCTTTATAACAAAACTGACAAACGTCAGTTGAAAAAACGTATAAATTTACATCAATAAAAGATTCGTCAATACTTGTTAAATAATTTTGTACAATATTATTCGTTTTTAATTCATTTTTATCATTTTCATTATCTATTTTTATTTTAAAAAATTGTTCAACAATTTTATTTTTATTGTTTATATTATTTTTCACGGATTCGTTGTAAGCATCATAATTGTTTTTATCTTCGATATTTTCTGATATGTTTTTTTTATTTTCAAAATAATCAAATATATATTTTGAATTATTTAAAAAATATTCCTTTTTTTTATTTCGAATATTTTTTATGGAATTATTAATTTCGTTTATTCTGTCTTGGTAATCCATTTTTTTTTCAATATTTAATTCGTTGTTTTTTAGTTCAAACAAAATTTTAGCTTTTTCATCTTTTAATTTAGGTATAACATCTTTTTCATCTTTTAAAAATTCGTTGATAAATTCTTTATGTTTACTATCCAATGTTATTGAGCTTTTTTTATTGTACTTTATTTTTTTATTTGTCTTTGGTTTAAATGAAGGCATATTTTATATATTTTATATATTTTATATATTTTGTTTATTTTATATATTTTATATATTTTATATATTTTGTTTATATAATATATATTATGGCATTAAAAAAATCTAAGATTTTATCACGAGCACTTACAAATAAATTAGACCCACTATCAACCCCAACTATTGATGGAAATAAGATGTTGATGAATGGTTTAACACTTATTATTAGTTTTATATTTTTATTATATTCGTATAAATATTTGAATCAACTCGATACTTGTAATTGTGGAAATAAAAAAAATGTTCAAAATATGGAATGGGTAGATCAAGTGTTCATGTTAATAAACTTAATAAATTTAACTATATTCGTTATATTATTTTTTACTGGTATTAACATTACTAGTATATTTTCGAAAATAAGTAATTATTTACCAATATTAATTTCTATTGTTGGTTTATACGGTTTATTTGCTTTTTACTGTGAATTTTTATTTATTGTGAATTTTTTTAATTATTATTATACACTTCCTGATAATTGTGAATGTTATAGAGATGACATTAAAAGATATATTTTGTATACCCAAGGAGGTATATATTCTTTAAGTATATTTTTCATAATTCTTGTAATTATAAAAGTAATATTTAATGCTATGAAAGTAAAAAAATAATTAGCTTATTTTACGTAATATATAAATAATATTGTAAATGTTTATTATATATATATGAATTGTTGTATATGTGGTACAGTAAAAAATTGCGAGCCTTATTTAGATAAAATATTTGAAAATATGGAAAAAATAGGTGAACTTTTTGATGATTATAAAATTATAATTTATTATGATAATTCGAGTGA